TATCAACAACCTTTGGTAGTTCTATATCATTTAGCCAATACAGGTAGTTTCCCTTAGGGTCTGCAACAAAATACAAAGCAACGCAATCTTCTGATATTAATTTGTCTAGTTTATATTTTTCAATCATTTTGTTAACGTACCATTTTTTCCGAACTTTTATTTCTAATACGCAGTTTTTCCCTTTAGGTGTTTTACCTTTAGCGTCATAGTGTTTAAAACCACCACCGCACCATTCTAAATCCCAACCGTCAATATTTAATAGGGTTACAATAGCTTGTTCCCATTCGTGTACTTTATTTATGCCCATCTGAAAAAACTTTATTTATATCGTTAATCCAGCTTTGAACTTTTTTAATTGTGCCACTACAATTACAACCGCCTACATATTTGTATTTGTGTTTTAAATACTTTGCGTGTAACTTACTAATTAATTCTAATTCGTGTTTTAATAAAACATTTGATTTGCTATTGTTTCTAAAAGCAATCCATTCTTGATAATCTTCTATATCCATTATTTGCGTTTTATTTTAAAATTATTTAATTTATTTTTTCTTTCATCACACCCGCAATCATCTCCCCATATTTTTTTTACTAAAAATTTTATCCCTGTATATGTTGTTATTTTTTCAACTAAATCCCCTAGCCTCATAATAATTTATCTTTTAAATATTGTTTTACAGTTCTGTAAGTATTATATAAACTATAATAACTAATTTTAGTTTCCCTGCTTAATTCGCTTACACTTGTTCCACTAGCTACAATAGTGAAAACTTTGGCATCATACCAATACATTGAGTTAAGTTCTTGATTTAACCCGTCTTGCATTTTTTTATATAATTCTTCATCAACCCCAATAACCTCAGAAATTGTAGTTTCGTCAATTTTATCTAATGGTATTTTATGAATCCTAGATTCTTTCTTTTTATAATTTAAATACATTCCTCTTAGTATTTTATAGATGTAATAATAATTTACATCATTACCATAAGTTATATCTAAACCTTTATTTAAATCCGAGTGAAGTTGTATATACATTTCTTGACAAATGTCCTTTGCCAATTCTTTTTCGCACCCAAAGGATTTGAGTACATTTATCCAATCATTATTTTTTTTGAATGCTTTTTCAATTACATCAAAACGGGAGTTCTTTTTTTTCACTAGGTTTATCTTTGATTAAATTTTTACCATCAATTTCAAAACCTACATTATTTATTATACTCCTTAATCGTATTGGATTATCAATTGGTGTGGGTCTTGAACCTGTATCGGTGTCTTTAATTTTCCTAGTGTGTATCATTGAATACATCCATTCTGTTGGATGCTGTATATATCTGTGTATTACAAAAAAATCATCTGCTCTATTGACGAACTTGCCTCCTCCTTCAACATCTGATGCCATTGGTGGTATAGGGTGCCCCTCATAGTAATCACCTTTTCCGTGTTTCTTTCTTAATGCTTCTGTGGCAGCGTGTGTGTTTAGCCATACTGTAACATTGTTTTTTTTACAAAATAGTCTTATTTCGCTAGTTGCTTGATAGTCGTATTCGTGTGAATTAATACCTTTTAAAACTTCTTTGTCTTTTATTAAACTATTATAAGGGTCTACTAATAAACCGTCATAATCCCAAGCTTTTTTAATATTTTCTGCTAAATCTAACAAATCTTTATAACTATATAATTTATCAACATTAACAAACTTAAAATGACTATCAACATATTCTGCAGATTTATCTAGTTTAACTTTGTTTATTTTATTAATAGGTTCGCAACATATATATTCACATAGTTTTCTTATCAAACTGTATGCCTCATTTTCGCTACTATAAACCAGCCACCTAATATTATGCCTTAATGTATATAAAAGCATTAAATACAATATGACGGTAGTTTTACCTACGTTTGCGTGCCCCAGTATTACATTAAAATTATTTCTTTTAAATCTAATATGCTCATCTAAACTAGGGCAATTTAATTTTAAGCCCTCTTTTATTTTGCCTGTTCGCACTTGGTTTAATTTATCTAGTTGTTCTTTAAAGTTAATTAGCATAGGTAGGTTTTAGTTAAAGTTAATAAAAATAAATCACAAAAAAAAAGGGGTTAATTAAAACCCCCCTTTCAAACATAACAAATTAAAATGGTAAATCTTCTCTGTCTGGAGAGTGTTCCATTGCTGATACTTCCTCTGCATACTCTCTTATTCTCCAGCCAACTATGCTGTTAAAATATTTAACTTGTCCGTTAGGGTCAGTCCATTTTCTACCCCTTAAATTAATATTAACATCAACTTTGTCCCCTACTTTGTTCATATCTAATAATTCACAATTTTTTTGCTGAAATTGTAAACTCACAAATTGTGGGTATTTTTCAAAAGTTTCTAATATTAAATTTCTAAATCTAAAATTATTTCTAGTTTCTACGTTTCCTAATTCAATTATTTTTCCTGTTATATTCATTTTATTAATTTGTTAAATTCGTTAGTATATTCTTCAATGTCGTTAAGGTTTATAATACCTCTACTTGCTAATTCAATAGCGCCTTTAAAAGCAACCTGTCTAAGTATGCTGTCATTAGTTGAACGAACCGCAGTTGGTTTATTATAACTAAATTCAGCCTTACCCAGTGCTTTAGCAGATTTATATTTTTCGCTTGTTATTTCATAATTCAGATTATCGCCAATCGCATAATTGAATTGACTAGGTGCTGGGGTGCTAAAACCGTAGGCATCTCCATTTTCAAATGTTACTGTTACTTTGTTGAAATCTTTGCCATCTTTTGATGACCAGCTTTGTTCTTGTTTTATAAATTTTATTTTAGATTTTTTCATATTGTGTCATTTTAGCTTTTAATAATTTAATTTGTCTATCCTGTTGGTTAATATGTTTTCTCATTGCGTTAATCTGCAAATAAAGATAATTCATTGTTAAGTCCTTAGGATTCACTTCTCGGTTGATATTTTGATAATTCATTGTTTAAGGTTTTTACTATTTCTAATGCGTCTTTGTCAAATTCTAACTCCCAATCACTTGTGTTTATACTATGTATTAAAGAAGTTCTAATTAAGTCAATTTCAAATAAAGTTAATTTTAACTTAACATTTATTTCAGTATTAGATTTAGCTTTGTTTTTAAATAAGTTTTTCATATTTGTTAATTTTATTATATAAATTTATAAAAAATTTTTAATAAAACAAAAAAAAGGGTAAAAATTAATTTACCCCTTATCTAACTAACTCAATTTAGAAAAACTAAATTATTCAAAAACCTAAGACAAGTTAAGAATTAAAATTCATTTACCAAATTTTTATAATGAAAAATTAATTCTTCTAAATCTTTGTCGGTGTATTTTTTTATTTGTCTAGATAAGGCTACAAGTTCATCAGCAGTTCCTATTCCAAAAACACTATCTAAATATTTACCGAATAAATAATTTTCTCCTGCCCTAAACCCATTACAATTTTTGCATTGTACTTGCACATTAGTAGGGTGCCACCTAGTTGAATAATGTTTTCTACTCATAAAATGCCCTGCGTCTATTTCTTTATAATGTTTATGAATACCACAGGTAACGCATTCAACAATATCATTTTTTGCATATCTTCTCCTAATATACTCGCTAAATATTTTGTCTAATTTTTTTACTAATCCTTTGCGTGAGATTTTTCTAGGCATTTTTTCTTTTAAAGTTAGTAAAAATTATATATATATATTATATTATATATTATATTAATAATAATATTAATTATTATATTATATATATTATATCTATTATATATATTATATCTATTATAAAATATAAAAAAAAAATTATCTTCCTTGCCCTTTGTAAGTTTTTTTATAACCTTTTGAAGATTTTAACCTAGACAGGTTTTTAGAATGCGGGTGACTTTTTCTTTTTGGTTTAGTATATTTAGATACCTGTATTTTTCTAGCCATTTTTATCAATCTGTTTTAGCTTACGTATAGCCCAATTAACACCTGCACTACCACCCCAGGCATCCCACATAATACCACCGCAACCCTCTGAGTATGGCACATCTTTGTTTTGTTGGTGTCTTTTAAAACTAGCCATCCTTGCTATTGTTGACCTAGTAAGTGCTTGACCACTAGCTAATTGTGACGCTCTTCTCCAACCTACTGGAGTGCCACAGCTAGAGCCATTTTCTTTTTTCCATTTAATAGCCCTTTTTGCATTATTTCTTGCTGCTTGTGGATAATCGTTATAAGATTTTAAATCAATTTTTAATAATTCTAAAATTTTATATAATTTTATTTTATCATTTATCATTGCTAATCTTTTTAAATTTTTCTGCACCTCTTGAACCAAAATAAGCTACATAAACTGTAACCAAAAGTGTTTGGAGTAATGTTACCCAACCCTCAGAAACGTTAAAACCCCAATTAAAACTATCCATTAAAATTAACAACACCATTGATACAGTTAGAAATATTAATGTCATTGGTCTAGTGTTTTTGCTTAACCAACTATCGCTTTTCATATCACTATCCCAGCGTTTAGAAACCTCTTGCATCTCGACTACATCCATTTCTAAGAGTTTTAAGGCTGTTTCTTTGTCTTGTTGGGGTAAACTATCATCACTAGAAATTAAACCCTTTAAAACGCCTAAAGCACCAGAATCGGGTAATACATCACCCACTACATTAATTAAATCGCTGCCTTTATTTAAAAGGAATTTACCAACTTTTGTGTCTTTAAACTTTTTTTTGCTCATCTTCAAAATATATTTCTGTTACTATATGCTTTTTTTTAAAATCTAACCACCATTTTTTTAGCTTTTTAATCATAATAAAAACGCCATTTAAATAAAAAAATTAATAAATAAATATTTATTTCTTCATAATTGTATAACTCAGTTGCTGGATAATAATTAAAGCCTAGATTTAGACCATTAGGCAATAGCAATATTATTCTAAAATCCATTAAAATAATTCATATTTAGTTCTACCGCCTTTTTTAACTGCTCTTAATGCTCTGTTTCTATTATTGTTTTTATCATAACTTATATGAATCCAATTAGGATTATGCTCATCGCCAAATTCCCAAATTATTTGGTCATACTCTAAATTATCTTTTATATAATGAAACATTTCTGCATTTGTTTTATGCCCAAAAACATCATCAATATCAATTGCCTGACCTTTACAATGTTGCGATTTTCCTGTTCCGCCAACTGCACGATTCGTGGCTTCTGACCTGTAAAAGCTATTTACTTTGATAGGTCCGCCAACCCATTCTCTTAATGGCTCAAAAACTTTTTCCGCTACTAACCTCATATTATCAATATGTTCTGCTTTTGGAGAATTATCAATTCCTCTTCTTTTAGCAGTATTAGAATGTATGGATTCTCTGTAACTTATGTTTTTACTTATTCTCATTTTTTTTTCTACCTTTACGTTTACTGCCTTTTACCGCTTCCTTAACGTCTCCTATCTGGTTACCCACTTCTTTTAAAGCGTCTTTTACATCTGCTAGTTCTTTTTTTGTTCTTCTATATCTTCTTTTAACTTCTTTTGCGGTTGCTTTAGCTTTTTCATCTACTGTTGTTAAACCCCAAACATAGTTCCATAAATTGTTAAAATATTTTTTTGTTATTTTCCACATAATTATAATCTAAAATTAATACCTAATGACGTGTTAAAAATTTCACTATCCCAAAATTTAGTATATTCTCCCTCAACGAAGAATCCTAAAGTTTTTGAAATTTTCCAACCAGCTATTATACCAGCTTGATAGTCATCCCATTGTTCAGGTTTTGAATCTAATCTAAGTCCTCCTAATCCCCAATTATTTCTATTTAAATAATTAAAGTCAGAATCTCCTTTAAAATATGTATGGTGTGGTAATATCCAGTTACCGTATGCGTGTAACCAAAAGTTTCTTTTGTAATGATAGAAGTCGAAACCCACAATTGGTGCATACTCAGCATAAGGGTCAAGAGTGTCCCAAATTTCATTGTTGTACCTATTCATTAAGTTACCAAATATCTGGTCTCTAAATTGTAAATCTGTATAAGCTACGATTTGACCATTAGGGTCAGTCCAATACCAATCAGACATCTGATTTCCGTTTTCATCAGTAGATGTATAATAAATATCATCATAACCATACAAGAAGCCTAAACTATACCAAGGGTTAACTGGATATTCAAATTCATTACCTTGTGAATCTGTGTATATTTCTGTTTCGTTAAGCCATATTTCAATCGGATTATACCCATATGCTTTTTGATGTGTTCTAGCTATTACCCCTGCTGAGACACTGAACTTCTTACCAATAGGCAATCGTAACCTTGCTTCTGCTGATTGATATTTGAAGCCTACGTTTCCCACTTCTCGTTGCTCTATTT